CAGGGCACGGTAAATCCACCGGGCGAAGTCCCTGAGACAGTCCGAAAGTTCTTCGGCATCATCGTCAGACACTGGCGCATCATCCGTGCGGGAGACGTCAAAGCGCATGGTCAATCCTTCCAGCGCGCAGGGCGCGCAACAGTCTTAAATGACCCCTAGCAACGCCAGAATCAGCGCGACCAGGGAAACGAGGAGGATGGCTTTGTCTTCAGTGGTCACTTAGCGATACCAGTAAGTGACCCCGTGGAAGTCTGCCCCGGAATAGTCCACGCGGATATCCCGTGCTGTGCGCTCCCAGTCGATGTGGATGTAGTGCGGGAGGTTCTTCGGGATGTCCCCGCAGTCCTCCAGCAGTTCTTGCACGTAGTCCACGAAGTAAGAATCGCGTATCAGCGTTAAGGGGTACCAGTCGCCGCGCCACTGTTCATCCCCGCCGGAGCCTGCGAGTTCGTCCAGCAAATCCCGAAGGGCGGTCAGTTCTTCGGTGAGTGCATCTGCCGTCGGTTGGTGGCCGGTGTGCTCGGTCTCCGTCATGTCTTCAATGTCAGATTCCAGTTCTTCAACGCGGGCGATGATGTCGCGCACGTCCAGAACGTCAGCGTACTGGTCGATTGTGGTTTGCATGGTCTGGTTCTCCTGATGTTGCGATGTCCAGGTCTGGCGCATCCCATAGGGGCCGGCGAGCCCCTAGGCGGATGGGTCAGGTCGCCACCTTGAAGCGGAGACAATCCGTATAGCTTCCCGTAAAGACAATCCGGTATCCCCTGCGGATATCGGACCCCTTGCATACGATCACATTACCGTGTGCGTCGCGCTGTGCTGTATACATGGGCTTTTCTCCTGGTATGGGCATGTTGCACAGTGCTGCGATGCGGGCCGGGTTGAAGGTCCAATCTGTCATGTTGTCTATCTCCTGAGTGCATGCCGATCGGATGCGTCAATCGAATTGCACAGCTCTTACCGTGGCTATCGGGCGCCAACCCTGCGGCGAGCGCCGCACTATGGTGGCATACCAGCCCGTCTCGGACGCTGCTTTGGCAGCGAAGCGTGCTGCCCGCAATGAGCGGTAGAGCTCCCCCTTGTGGGGGCGCCTCAGTGCGCCGTAGACGCTGAAGCAGTTGGTGAAGTCCTGCATATTCAGGACGCAAACGACACGAAAAGCACGCATGGTCTTGATCTCCTGTAGTGCGCTACACCGTGCAGCGCATGGCGAGATTGTCGGCCCTTGCATGGCCCTTGTCACTAGGGACTTTCCCTCATGTATAAACGTACAGTGCGAGCCCTGGGAAGTGGCCGGAGCCCGCCCGCAACGAGCGTAGCGAGTAGCAGTCCTATTGCTTTCCTTCCCTGTTCCCCTATACTGTATAGAACCCCAGTAGGACAAACACCTATGAAACTGTCTCGAAAGACCATAGAACAAGGTCTCAACGATCTACCCATGAGTGCAATCCTCGGTAAGCAAGTCTCCGACTCATTGACACCCAAGCAAAGGGACTTTGCCCGCAAGGTGGCACAAGGTAAGAGCAAGGCCCAAGCCTACCGGGAAGCATTCAATCCAAACCCCGCACCATCAACCATAGTGACAACACCCTATAAGGTGGCGGCTGATCCTAGAGTGCAGCGCGAGATCGAAGCCTATGCACTGGCAATTGAGGCAGCGAAGCATAGAACCCCTGCCGCCCTGCGCGAACTAGTCATCCAGGGCTTAGTCCAAGTAGCCCTCGACGCAGATACCAAAGACTCAGTTAAGGTCCAAGCCCTCAAAACTTTGGGCACGGTAACTGAGGTCGCGGCCTTTACCGAGCGTAAGGAAGTTAAGACTATCTCCAGCAGCGACGATGCCCGCGCCCGTGTGATGGCAGAACTACGGGGCATTCTCACCGCACAAGCCAGCGACGCAACCATCATCGAGGCTGACGCCGACAGCCTGCTCCGCGAGCTCAGCGTTAATTTTAACGGCAGCACCGACGCAACGACGGAGCCCAGCGCCGAGACCCCACCGCACCCGGACCCCCCGATGACGCAGCAGGAGTCCCGCGCCCTTAAACATACTATTCCACTCGAACGACTCCCGTCATAGACCGATCCCATGTCACTCGCCGTTAAATTTAACGCTCCCCTGCCATTAAATTTAACGGTAGCCAGACCCCACCCCCTCGATCTGGAGACACCCCCCGGTCAGTCTTTGTACAAAAAGTGGTGGGGGGTAGCAAAAATTTTGGGAGCAAATTTGGGTGCCGTTAAAATTAACGGATGACATAAAGTACTTTAAGAACCGTGGCTAAGTCTATGATTTGTAAGGACTTTTTGGAAAACGTGGGATGTGGCGAGGCTAAAAATTTGGCAACCGTTAAAATTAACGGAAGTAAAGTAATGCTTTAAGAGTGTGCGCTAAGTTGTTGATTTGTAAGGGTTTTCATGAACAAGTGGCTTGACAGAAGGATTTCTGCGCCGGGTCCATATCTCACTTTGTGTTTGAGTGAGAAAGAGTACGAAGGTGCAATGAAGACGCTGAAGGTCAAGCACTATGGTCCTTGGATCTCTACTCTTCAGGCGTCTGCGACGACGCACAACTTGAGTAATGAAGATGGGAACCTGTGCGCGGTGGTGTGCTTGAGTGACTATGCTGGGCGCAAACCAGTTGAAGTTGCCGGTCTGTTGGTGCATGAGGCGGTGCATGTGTGGCAGGAGTACTGTGACTTCTACGGAGAAAAGTTTCCTGGGCGTGAGCAGGAGGCGTATGCAGTGCAGTCGCTCGCACAAGAACTGATGGCAGAGTTTGCGCGGCGAAATGGATAAGAAGTGGCGCACGAAGAAGGTATTGCAGAGCCCTCTGAGGAAGGTGTATGGGTCCAAGGAGGAGGTATTGGAGATGGGGATGACTGAGGCTCAGAAGGAAGTGTTTTTGGCGATTGATGTGTGGTGGTGCCGGTTTGGGTACGGCCCGAGCCTGAGGAACATATGTGAGTTGAGGGGTAAGCCTGGGCTTGGCTCAACCAAAAAAATTGTGGACCGGCTTGTAAAGCTAGGTGCCCTCAAGCGGGTTGAGGGGATGGGTAGGTCTGTTCGGCCGACTTACATCAGCTTTAGGAATATGGAATGAAGTTAGATGATCTAGTAGCGAGCCTGTCTCCTGCGGATCAGGAGAAGCTGCTCCAGCAGGTACAAGATTACAAAGACGCTTTGGAAAGGGAGAAGTGTCAGAAGAGCTTCATGGCGTACGTAAAGAAGATGTGGCCGGGGTTCATTCATGGGCGACATCATGCGGTGATGGCTAAGAAGTTTGAGGAGATCGCGGAAGGGAAGTTAAAGAGGTTGATCATCAATCTCGGGCCTCGGCACACAAAGAGCCAGTTTGCTTCGTACTTGCTGCCTAGTTGGTTTCTTGGGAAGTTTCCCGACAAAAAAATCATTCAAGCATCCAACACTGCGGATCTGGCGGTGAACTTTGGGCGGCAAGTTCGTAACTTGGTTGGGTCTGAGGAGTACGCAAGAATTTTTCCTAGTGTTGCTTTGAGACAAGACTCCAAGTCTGCGGGTCGGTGGGCTACTAATAAGAACGGCGAATACTTCGCTATCGGCGTTGGTGGAACGATGACGGGTAAGGGTGCTGATCTTCTCATCATCGACGATCCGCACTCGGAACAAGAGGCTGCTTTAGCCGCTGGTAGGCCGGAAGTCTATGACTCCGTGTTTGAATGGTACTCATCTGGCCCGCGTCAGCGTCTCCAGCCGGGTGGGGCTATCGTGGTCGTTATGACCAGATGGGCGAAGTCGGACTTAACAGGCAGGATACTAAAGACCGCTGGCGAACTAGGAAAAGAAGATCAGTGGGAAGTCATTGAACTTCCGGCGATCATGCCTTCGGGTAAACCCCTATGGCCTGAGTTTTGGTCGCTGGAGGAACTGTCTGCTCTAAGAGAAGAACTCCCACCGGGTAAGTGGAACGCTCAGTACCAACAGAATCCAACCGCCGAAGAAGGAGCTATTGTCAAAAGAGAGTGGTGGAAGATTTGGGAGAAGGAAAAGCCTCCTTCATGTGAGTTCATCATCCAGTCTTGGGACACCGCTTTTACTAAGGGCGAGCGAAACGACTACTCCGCGTGTACTACGTGGGGTGTGTTCCACATGAACGAGGACGAGAATGACGTCAACATCATCTTGTTGGACTGCTTTCAGAAGCGGATGGAGTTTCCAGAACTGAAAGAAAAGGCACTGGCTCACTATAGAGAGTGGGAGCCTGACTCGTTTATCGTGGAAGCTAAAGCTGCAGGTGCTCCGCTGATTTTTGAACTGCGGGCGATGGGCATTCCGGTGTCTGAATACACCCCAAGTAGAGGGAACGACAAGTTTGTCCGTATCAATTCTGTGGCAGACCTGTTCCAATCGGGTAAAGTCTGGGCTCCAGACACCCGGTGGGCTAGAGAACTCATCGAAAACATGGCCGCTTTCCCGAACGCGCCCCACGACGACGATGTCGATAGTGCCGTACAAGCGTTGATCCGCTTCAGGCAGGGTGGTTTCCTGCGTTTACAGACAGACGAACAGGACGAAATGCGGTCTTTCAAGCGCAAAGTAGCGTTTTACTGAGGATTACAGATGGCAACGAACTTTTCTCCCGAAATGATGCCCCTTGACATGGGTGTTATGACCGAAGAACCGGCTCTGGAGATCGAAATTGAAGACCCTGAGAGCGTAAAAATTGGGATTGACGGGGTTGAAATTGAACTGATGCCAGAACCCGAGACTGCGGACACATTCGACGCAAATCTTGCGGAGTACATGGACGAAGGGGGGCTTCAATCCCTGGCTTCTGAGCTTGTTTCCCTCGTAGATGCGGACATCAACAGTCGCAAAGACTGGACAGATATGTTTGTCAAGGGCCTAGAGGTTCTTGGGATGAAGTACGAAGAGCGTACTGAGCCGTGGAACGGGGCTTGTGGGGTGTATTCACCTCTTTTGACCGAAGCCGCGATCAGGTTTCAGTCGGAAATGATCACTGAAACCTTCCCGGCTCAAGGCCCGGTAAAAACGCAGATTATCGGGGCGATTGACCGGCTAAAAGAAGAGGCGGCAGAGCGAGTTCGTGACGACATGAACTACATGCTGACCGAGCGGATGATTGACTACAGGTCCGAGCATGAGCGGCTGCTGTACTCATTGGGACTTGCTGGGTCGGCTTTCAAGAAGATCTACCCAAATCCAAGTACGGAACTCCCTGCGGCCCCGTTTGTCCCGGCTGAAGACCTTATCATGCCGTATGGGGCGTCAAACGTATATACAGCAGAGCGTGTGACCCATGTCATGCGCAAAACTGAGAACGAGATCAAGAAACTACAGGTAGCAAAGTTCTACAGGGACGTAGAACTGGGTGAACCATTACGTTTCTTCACTGACATTGAGAAGAAAAAAGCCGAGGAGCAAGGGTATACCCTTACAGATGATGATCGGTATCAGGTATTGGAAATCCACGTAGACTGGGACATGCCGGGGTACGAAGATGAAGTTCCTTTGCCGTATGTGGTCACGGTTGAGCGGGGGACTCAAACGGTTCTGGCGATCCGACGAAACTGGGAAGAAGACGACGATAAGAAACTCAAGCGCCAGCACTTCGTCCAGTACACGTACATTCCTGGATTCGGGGCTTATGGCCTTGGCTACATCCATCTCATCGGAGGATACGCAAGAGCCGGAACCTCCATCATCCGTCAGTTGGTGGATGCTGGAACCCTTTCAAACCTGCCCGGTGGTTTGAAGTCTCGCGGGCTTCGGATCAAGGGCGACGACACTCCGATTGCTCCGGGCGAGTTTAGGGATGTGGACATTCCTTCGGGGAGTGTGCGTGACAACATCATGCCGCTTCCTTACAAGGAGCCGAGCCAAGTTTTGTCGATGCTGCTTGAGCGCATCACAGAAGAAGGCCGACGCCTTGCGGCTATCGCAGATCTAAAGGTCAGCGATATGTCGGCCCAGGCTCCGGTGGGAACCACGCTGGCAATTTTAGAGCGGCAACTCAAGACCATGAGTGCCGTTCAGGCGCGGGTTCATGCCTCGCTGCGGATGGAGTTCAAACTCCTGAAGGGAATCATCCGTGATTTCCTGCCGACCTCTTACCCGTACACCCCGGAAGGTGGGGATCGGTCGGTCAAGCAGGCTGACTACGATGTAGTGGAGGTAATTCCTGTCAGCGATCCAAACGCCGCCACGATGGCGCAGCGGATCATGCAGTACCAAGCGGCGCTTCAACTGGCCCAAGGTGCCCCACAAATTTATGATCTGCCTCAGCTTCACCGGCAGATGCTGGAAGTTTTGGGTATCAAGAACGCCGACAAACTTGTTGCCATCCCGGAGGATCAGAAGCCTCAAGACCCGGTGACGGAAAACATGAATGTTTTGAGAGGCAAGCCTATCAAGGCGTTTGCTTATCAAGACCATGAAGCTCACATGATGACGCACCAGTCGTTTAGGCAAGACCCAAAGGTTATGGCAACACTTGGACAGAATCCTATGGCGCAAGGAATGATGGCCGCACTTATGGCGCATGAAGCAGAACATGCAGCATTTGCATACCGGGCGCAGGTTGAGATGGCTTTGGGTGTGCCCCTTCCTACGCTGGATGGAAACAACGAGGCACCTATTGCACCTGAAGATGAGAAGGCGCTGGCTCCGCTGATTGCCGCTGCCGCTCAGAGGACGATGGTGCAGAACCAAGCAATGGCCGCGCAGATCCAAGCGCAGCAGCAGGCTCAAGACCCAACGATCCAGATGCAACAGGCTGAGTTGCAACTTAAGCAAGCCGAGATGCAGCGTAAGGCGCAGAACGACCAGATGGACTTCCAAATTGCACAAGGCAAGTTGCAACTTGAGCAGCAACGTCTTGCATTGGAAGCACAGAAAAACCAAGGCGAAGATCCTCGTCTGAAGGCCATGAAGGCGCAGCAGGAACTTCAACAGAAGGAGCAGATTCACCAACAGAAGATGAGGCAGCAGATGCAGTCCGATGCGATCAAAACTCGGCAGCAGATGATGCGAACGCAACGAAACAAGGAGTAAACATGACTACTGCGTTTGACGTAGTTATCAAAGAACTGGAAGAGCGCCGCGAGTCCATCGCGCAGGCGCTTATCTCGGGTGCGGCAAAAGACTTTGCCGAGTACAAATACATGACGGGTGAAATCCAGGGTCTTTCACGCGCTCATGCTTTCATAACCGACCTTGTGCGAAAGATGGAAAACGACGATGAGTGAACTACTCCTGAGCGACGGCCAAAACACCACCGTGTTGCCGCAAACCGACGAGGAAAAGGCACGACAAGTGCCTGATCCTGTGACCTACCACTTGCTCTGCGTGCTGCCCAAAGCGGAACAAGAGTACGAAAGCGGGCTGCTTAAAGCAGGGCAGACCATGCATTTTGAAGAGGTTTTGAGTCCTGTGCTGTATGTCGCCAAGATGGGGCCAGATTGCTACAAAGACCCTCTGCGGTTTCCTAGTGGTCCGTCTTGCAAGGTGGGTGACTTTGTGCTGGTTCGCCCGAACACGGGCACGCGGCTGAAGATCCACGGTACTGAATGGAGACTGCTGAACGACGACTCAGTAGAAGCAGTTGTAATGGATCCAAGAGGCATCCAAAAGGGAGGGCGCTAACATGACCGAATTCCAATTCCCGGACGAGATCAAGACTGAGAAGAAGGACGCGCCTGAAGAACTTCAGATTGAAGTCGAAGGCGAAACCGAGATCGAGGTCGTTGACGATACGCCCGAGCAAGACCGCAACCGAGCCCCGATGAAGGAGGCTCCTGCGGAGGTAACTGAAGACGAACTGTCTCAGTATTCCGAAGGGGTCAAGAAGCGCATCCAGCACTTTTCCAAGGGGTATCACGAAGAACGTAGGGCAAAGGAGTCCGCGTTGCGTGAGCGGGAAGAAGCGGTACGTCTGGCTCAATCTCTTGTGGAAGAGAACAAACGCCTACAGGGTAGTTTGGGCCAGGGGCAACAGGCTTTGCTGGAACAAGCCAAGAAGGTTGTTGCCAACGAGGTAGAACAGGCCAAGGTCAAATACAAGCAGGCATATGAGGCGGGCGATTCAGATGCGCTTGTAGCGGCTCAGGAAGAATTGACTGCTGCCAAAATCAAGGCAGAGCGTGTCAATAACTTCAAACCTGTTGCCAAGCCTGAAGAAACTGTGGTACAACCCGCTCCAAGCCCTGTTGTGCCCAAGGTTGATCAGAAGGCCCGTGCGTGGCAAGAAGCCAATCCGTGGTTTTTGACTAACCGGAAGATGACGGCAGTGGCGATGGAAGTTCACAATGAACTTGTGGAAAGTGGTGTAGATACCAACAGTGACGAGTATTACCAACGCATCAATCAAGAGGTGCGCCAGATCTTCCCAGATGCGTTCCCCTCTGAGAAGACGGTCAAAAAGTCCGTTGTAGCTCCTGCCACGCGAAGCACAGCGCCCAGAAAGATCGTGTTGACGCAATCACAAGTTCAAATCGCCAAGCGGCTCGGACTGACGAATGAGCAGTACGCCCGTGCGGTTGCTGAAGAAATGAGGAAACAAAATGGCTGAACGCAATCCCCGTGAATTGGACACCCGAGCAAAGGCCGAACGGCCGAAGCAGTGGATGGTTCCTGATGTGCTTCCTCATGTGAATGAGGAGCCTGGGTACGCCATGCGCTGGATTCGTGTGAGTACCCTTGGTAACGCTGATCCGCGCAATGTTTCCATGAAACTTCAAGAGGGCTGGGAGCCCGTCAAGGCTAGTGACCATCCTGAGACGTATGTTGCGGAGACCGGCGCGGGCCGCTTCCCGGACAGCATTCAGATCGGTGGCCTGATGCTTTGCAAAACACCGAAGGAGTTCACTGAACAACGGAACGCCTTTTATCAGCGTCAAGCTGATGGGCAGATGGCGTCAGTGGACAACAACTACATGCGCGAGAGCGACCCCCGGATGCCTCTTTTCCGAGAGCGCAAGTCTGAGGTGTCGTTTGGACGCGGAACTTAATTCAAGGAGTCAGAAATGGCATACCCTTTTGTTGATGCCCCTTACGGGTACAAGCCCGTAAATCTATTGGGCGGTCAGGTGTTCTCGGGTTCTACCCGTGAGTACCCGATTGCCTACAACTACGGCACGTCGATTTTTTGCGGCGACCCGGTGACTATCACCGCTGGTTTTACCGTGATTGCGACTGCGCCGATTAACACCACCAATACCACGGTCGGTGTGTTCTTGGGTTGCTCGTTTACCGATCCGGTAACCAAGCAAAAGCGTTTCTCTCAGTTCTACCCAGCCAACACGCTGGCCGGTGACACTCGCGCCATTGTGTGCGATGACCCGGATACGGTGTTCCGCATGGCGGTTGTGACTGCTGCTGGTGTTCAAACCATTGGCTCCATGTCGCAACTGGTTGTGGGTTTGAACGCTGCTGGTACGACGAACGTCGGTTCTGCTGCCACCGGCAACAGTCTGGCGGGTGTTGTGGGCGCTACTGCAACGACGGCCAACGCAGGATTCCGTATCCTGAGTCTGGTGCCGGACACGCAGATTGCCAGTCAATCAACCTACGTTTCGGGCACGGGTACTACTACGTTGACCGTCTCTGGTTTGACTGTTGGTCAAGTCCTGCCCATCGGCACGGATGTGTTCCAGTTGGTTCCCGCCACGGGGCAGTTGCAGTTTACGGGCTCGACCCTGACCGCCGCAGCGACCGTGACGACCACGGGCAACACGGCCCTGACGGTGACGGCTTCGACCGTGACCATCGCTGGCCCCAACTTGGCGTTGGTTCAGAGCCCGGAAGTCCTGGCAAAGATCAACTTCAACGTTCATCGTTACAACATCGCCTAAAGGAGTGAATCATGGCAATTTCACGTGCCCAACTACTGAAGGAACTCCTGCCCGGCTTGAACGCTCTGTTTGGCATGGAGTACAAGACCTACGGCGAAGAGCACAAGGAGATCTACGAAACGGAGACCTCCGAGCGCTCGTTTGAAGAAGAGACCAAGCTCGCTGGTTTCTCTGCCGCCCCGGTGAAGAACGAAGGTGCAGCCATCGCGTATGACAATGCGCAGGAAGCCTGGACCGCTCGTTTCAACCACGAGACCATCGCTATGGGTTTCTCCATCACCGAAGAGGCGATGGAAGACAACCTGTACGACAGTCTGTCTGCTCGGTACACCAAGTCCCTCGCACGGGCTATGTCGTACACCAAGCAGGTCAAAGCGGCGTCCATCCTGAACAACGGCTTCAACGCGTCCTTCACCTATGGTGACGGCCAAGCCCTGTTCTCGACCGCTCACCCGCTGGTGTCTGGTGGCTTCAACAGCAACCGTCCTGCGACGGCGGCTGACCTGAACGAAACGTCCCTCGAAGCGGCTGTGATCCAGATCGCTGGTTGGACCGACGAACGTGGTCTGCTGATCGCTGCCAAGCCCCGCAAGCTGATCGTTCCTCCGCAACTCCAGTTCGTCGCAACCCGACTTCTGGAAACGTCGCTGCGTGTCGGCACCGCCGACAACGACATCAACGCGCTGAAGAACAACGGCTCCATCCCGGAAGGCTACACCGTCAACCACTTCTTGACCGACACCAACGCTTGGTTCTTGAAGACGGATGTGCCCAACGGTCTGAAGCACTTTGTTCGTGTGCCGCTGGCAACCTCGATGGATGCCGACTTCGAGACGGGGAACTCAAGGTACAAGGCGCGCGAAAGATTTTCTTTCGGGGTGTCGGACCCGCTTGGGATGTTCGGTTCCCCTGGAGCCTAATCAGCAAAAGCCTTGTAAATCAAGGACTTAGCGCAAACCAAAGGGCCTTTCGGGGCCCTTTTTCTTTTCCTGTTGACAGCGCGAAGTACCAATGGTACATTACGGTCAGGCTTTGTAACACAAGGAGTAAGCCATGACCCAGGTAATTTACAAGATCATTAATCTAGTTAACGACAAGTTTTACGTTGGAAGCACCACCAACAAAAAAGTTCGGTTTAGAGAGCACCGTAAACAACTTCGTGGTAATCGACATCACTGCAAACATTTACAAGCCGCTTGGAACAAATACGGAGAAGAAAAATTTGACTTTCGTGTTGTAGAAGAAGTGCCTGATGAAAAAGCGTTACATGAAGTAGAAGATCGTTGGTTAAAAGAAAATTTTGGCAAACCGCATTGTTACAACTCTGGAGCCGCTGCGGTAGCCCCTTGGCGTGGTGTTTACGGGCCAGAACACTTCAACTTTGGAAGGCAAATGGCTGCTGAGCAAAAAGAGCAAATTTCCGTTGCGCTTAAAGATTTTTATGCTAAGGATTACTACAACCATCCGCGTGTAGGCAAAACACACACAGATGAAACTAAGGCCAAGATCAGTGCCAGCAAAAAAGCTAACCCTGTTGCGTACTGGGAAGGCAAGGAACGTAGCAAAGAAACTAGAGCAAAAATTAGCGAGGCTCAGCGCGGCAAACCTAAAGCACCGCGCACAGAGGCGCACCGCGAGGCGCTAAGCAAAAGTTTGCAAGGGAACCAAAACTTCCTTGGTAAGAAGCACACCGAAGAATCCAAGCAGAAGATGCGCAAGCGCGTGGTAGAGCAGACATCGAGTCAAATGTTTGACAGTCTGACTGCTGTGCTTGCGCACTATCAAATGACTATGCCGACGCTGCGGCGGGCTTTGCTGTCTGGCGCGCCGATTACCAGGGGAAAATTTGCTGGTCTTGTGTTTGTTTACGCTTGACTCCCCCAATCCCCTGTGCTACCCTCTTGCAAACCGAGCTTCACCACAGCCCGCCGACTGACTCGGCAGACTTCTCCTCAGAGACGACGGGCGCAGATTTGAGGAAATATCATGAGTTGGTCTACTCTGTCCGGGCCGGTTCGTTTTGGTACTCAGCGTTACGGCGCTGCTACGAACACCGGCCTGCCCGTCCTGACGCAATCGGCTAACGTGCCGTTCTCTGTAATGCTTGGAACGCCCGCAGCGCAAAATTTGTTCACGTTGCCTGCTGGTTCCAAGATTCTTCGCTTTACGGTTGAGAAGACGACTACCATTTCTGGTGGTTCGGTGTCTGCTGTGAACACCACGTTCGGTCGCGCTGGCTCGGCTAACGCTTTCCAGACCACGATTGACATCGGCTTGACCACGGCTCAGACCGCTCGGGCTACGCTGGACGCGGCGCTGGTTTCCTCGGCTACCAACAACATTGGCACGGCTGATGTGGTGGTGACTGGTACGTTCACTGCTGCTGGTGGCAACCCCACCGCTGGCGCTGCTGTGGTGACGGTTGAGTACATCCAACGTGCTGACGACGGTTTGCAGGCTCCGACCACGTTCTTGAACTGATGATGGGGGCTTCGGCCCTCTAGGAGTGCTGAATGGTTAAGACCAACTACAGCCCCACGTTCCCGATGTACCCAGGGGACGCGGAAGCTATTACCGTAAGTGATACGGATAACCTTGCAACTCCGAGCGTTATTTATGTCGGAGCCGCTGGAAACGTCAAGGTAACAACTGCACAAGGAACCGATGTAACTTTTGTCGGTCTTCAAGCAGGGCAGGTTATTCCGGTTCAGGTAATTCGTGTGTGGAGTACGGGTACTACAGTCCCCACTCCTAATACAAACCTGTTGAGAATCTTCTGATGTCTTTTGGGTTTGGCTTCGGGTTTCCGCGAATGTTGCGAACTGGCGCAGCATGGACCCCTGCCGCCCTGGGGCCTGCGCTGGCGCTGTGGCTGGATGCCGATGACGCCAGCACGATCACGCTCAACGGCAGCACGGTCTCACAGTGGAATGACAAGAGCGGCAATGCTCGCAACGTCTCACAGGCGACCGCTGCAAATCAGCCGACGCTGACAGCATCTGGGCTGAACGGAAAGCCTGTCGTGACGTTTGACGGTGCTGATTGGCTGTTCAATGCCAACCCCGGTGCGGTGTTGCGAAATGTGGCTGGCGGCACTGTTGCTGCAGTAATGAACTACACAGACGCCACAATCCAGCGCATTCCCATTGCAGCCATGAATGGCACTGGTGCAGGTGTTAGGCTTTCAACAGTATTGCAAGCCGCAGGAACGTTAAACATTGCATCAAGAAGGTTAGATGCAGAGGCGGCGTCGATAGTATCTACCCCGCCTACATATACAAACGGCACAAACGTAATTCAGGTGGGCGTTGCAAGATACTCTGCCGGAGCGATTGACCAGTTCAGTAATGGCTCTGCTGCTGGAACGGGGTCTTTCCCCTCTTCTGGCAACAGTTCGGACACCGACAGCGCCACGCTTATTATTGGTGGCACTTCCACCGATGACGGTGTAACGCTAAACGGCAACCAGATGCTCGGCTTTGTCGGTGAAGTCGTCTACACCAATACCGCCCTTTCCACCGCAGACCGTGAGCGCCTTGAAGGCTATCTCGCGTGGAAATGGGGGATTGAAGCCAGCCTGCCTGCCGGTCATCCGTTTAGAAACACTCCGCCCACTGTCTAAACATGAAAGTAAAACGTCATGGCAAAAACTCCTGCTTGGACGCGGAAAGAAGGCAAGAATCCTGAAGGCGGATTGAACGCCAAGGGGCGTGCTTCTGCCAAAGCACAGGGCATGAACCTGAAACCTCCTGCCCCCAAGCCGAAGACTGAAAAAGATGCAGCAAGACGTAAGTCTTTTTGCTCTAGGATGACAGGGATGAAGCAAAAATTGACCAGCGAGAAGACGGCAAAAGACCCAAATTCTCGGATCAACAAGAGCCTACGGGCTTGGAACTGTTAAGTTGGTGGGCGCAATGGAAGACAATAGCTGGATGAAGAAGTTTGTGGCGGTTGTCAGTGCAATACTGGCTATGCCGCAAGTGGTGGCGGCAAAAGAAGCCGTCCAGGCCAGTAATCAGGCGTCCGTTAGCTTGCAGCACAAAGTAGACATTGCAGAGACTGCCATGAAGGCCGCGCCTCCGGTGACGGTTGTTGGGGCATCTGCGGCAGGGGTGCAGATCAATGAAGTCATCATGTGGGCAACGCTTGTCTACCTGATCCTTCAGATTGGATTTTTGTTGTACAAGTGGATACGCTTGCACAATGAGACAAGCAAGACGGAAGACAAAGAGTAATGCCGGTCAAGTCCGAAGCTCAGCGTAGGCTGATGTACGCGGCACTGAAAGATCCCAAGGGCACAGGCATCCCCCGTAGCGTTGCCAAAAAATTTGTTGGTCCCAAAGCCCATGCCGAAGGAGGCAGTATGAAAGAGTCTAAGGAAATGATGAACAAGGAAGTGGCCTTCATGAAGACGAAGGGCGCTCCGAAGTCAATGCTCAAGCACGAGATGGCCGAAGCCAAGGGCTACGCTAAAGGCGGCGGTATTGAGTCCAAGGGCAAGACTCGGGGCGCAATGGTCAAGATGGCTAAGGGCGGAGCTATTGACGGCTGTGCTATGCGTGGCAAGACCAAAGGCAAGTACATCTAATGCTTGCCAGCCGTGGCATGGGCGCTATCCGCAAGGGTGTGGTAAAGAAGCGCCGTGACAACACAAACTTTACCGAGTACGCAGAAGGCGGAGAAGTTGGTCTGTATGCCAACATTAACGCCAAGCGCAAGCGGATTGCCGCTGGATCGGGTGAAACCATGCGCAAGCCGGGTTCTCCCGGCGCTCCTACTGCCAAAGCCTTCAAGCGTTCTGCGCTGACTGCGAAATAAGTCATGACCACATCCGGCACCGCTACGTTTAATCTCGATCTTGCAGAGATCGTGGACGAATGCTTCGAGCGGTGTGGCTCTGAGGCCAGATCGGGATACGACCTCCGTACAGCACGTCGGTCGTTAAATTTGTTGCTGACGGATTGGGCAAACCGGGGGGTGAACCTGTGGACTGTGGAACAAGGACAACAAGTCCTTACCGCTGGCACTAATACCTACACGCTGCCCGCTGACACGGTAGACCTGATTGAGCATGTAATTCGCACGGGCGCGGGAAACGTCTCCACGCAAACTGACCTGACCATCACCCGCATCAGTGTTTCTACCTACTCGTCCATCCCAAACAAGCTCCAATCTGCAAGGCCGATCCAAATTTGGATCAACCGACAAGCAGAAGCTCCGCAGTTTACGGTGTGGCCTACGCCTGACAATTCTCAGACATACACGCTGGTGTACTGGCGTTTGCGTAGGATTCAAGACGCTGGCGCAGGAGGAACGTACACACAAGATATCCCGTTCCGTTTCCTGAACGCGCTGGTGGCAGGGCTGGCTTACTACCTGTCCATGAAGATTCCTGGCGCTATGGAGCGGATGCAGGTATTGAAGGCTCAATATGATGAAGCCTGGGACCTTGCTAGTTCCGAAGATAGAGACCGCAGTGCTGTCCGATTTGTTCCAAGACAAATGTTCATAGGATAAGCCATGCCGTACCGCAAGAAGCATTTTCTGGAGATGTCTGACCGAGAGCGTGAGTCTCGGCGTTCGGCGGACATGAACCGCAATGGGCGGGATGCTATTGACGGGTACTACCCTGAAGTTGGCATGTTGCTGCCAATTAGAAAAACTCCAAACATCATGCGTGCGGGCGGGCCTGTTAGGATGGTGAAGCCTGACCGAGGAGTCAGTGAAGCCAAAGAAGCGGCCAACAAAATCAAGTACGACACCTTACTGCGACAAATTGTGCAGGAAAAGCCCGAAGAAGAAAAAGAGTACAAGAAGGGTGGAGTTGTAAAAGTTCGTGGCAGTGGGTGTGAGAAACGAGGCAAGACGCGGGGTAAGTTTGTATGAGCAACCGCTTTGCAAACGGTGCAAAGGCATGGGGCGTGTGCGACCGTTGCGGGTTTCGATTTGACCTCAAAAAGCTAAAGAACGAAGTAGTCAAGACCAAGCAAACGCAAATCCGTTCGTGCCCAGAATGTTGGAGCCCGGACCATCCTCAACTTCAACTTGGGATGTACCCAGTCAGTGACCCCCAGGCCATCCGCGATCCCCGTCCTGACACGAACACTTGGTACTCATCCGGTGTGACTGCTACGGGCTCGTTCGGTGGGGGTAGCCGGGTTATTGAGTGGGGTTGGAACCCTGTTGGAGGTTCCAGTGGTTTTGATGCGCCCCTGACGCCAAACAGCTTGGTAGGTCAGGGATATGTTGGTACAGTCCAAATTGTCACGACCTAAGGAGCGATGATGGAAAAAGCAATGCGCAAAGTTGCCAAGCAAGAAGTTGGCAAGCACGTGAAAGCCATGCACAGCAAAGGCTTCAAGAAGGGCGGTCCCACCTCTGAGGACCGTATGCGCCTGGGCAAGAATATGTCCCGCGCCATGAACCAGAAGTCGGGGTGAAACATGAGCAAGATCAAGCAACTTCCTCCGGCCAAGCAGGCATACCCGCAAGGCCCGGTTAACCCGCGTGACCTGTGCATGGTGGTGGGCAACATCTCCAAGGAGTCCGCTCCGGGGCCGAAGACCACTGGGATCAAGCAGCGTGGGTCGGGTGCAGCTACTCGCGGCTTCATGTCTCGCGGGCCAATGGCGTGAGGTACTGATCGTGGCATTGACGTATGCGCAGCTTCAGACTGCCGTCGAGGACAGTACTGAAAATACGTTCTCTTCGACAGACTTTGCCACGCTCACGCAGTTGGCAGAGCAGCGCATCTACAACTCTGTGCAGCTTCCTGCGCTTCGCAAGAACGTCACGGGCACGCTGACCAACGGGAACCAGTACCTCTCTGCTCCTACAGATTTCTTGTCTGTATTCAGCCTTGCGGTCATTGATGGGTCGGGGAACTACGAGTACCTGCTGAACAAGGATGTGAACTTCATCCGCTCGGCGTTCCCGAATCCCAGCACGACCGGAACTCCAAAGTACTACGCCCTGTTCGGCCCTGACTCGTCAAATTTAACGGAGTTGACCTTCATCCTCGGTCCAACTCCTTCTGCTGGGTTGACGGCAGAACTGCACTACTTCTACTACCCGGTGAGCATCGTGACTGCGGGTACGTCTTGGCTGGGTGACAACTTTGACTCCGCGCTGTTCAACGCGGTAATGGTCGAAGCTGCCCGATTTATGAAGCAAGAGCAAGACATCGTGCAGATGATGGACAAGGAATACGCCCAGTCGCTGGTTTTGCTGAAGAACCTTGGTGATGGGAAACAACGGCAGGATGCCTACCGCAGCGGCCAAGTCAGGACGAAGGTGGTCTAAATGGCCCTGGTGCAGACGATGTGTTCTTCGTTTAAGCGGGAGTCATGGCTGGCTATCCACGACTTGGACACTGATGTGTTGAAGATGGCGCTCTATACGAGTGCTGCCCCCCTTGGCGCGGATACTACGGTCTACACGGCTACAGGTGAAGTTGTGGGCACAGGTTACACCGCTGGTGGTGAAGTGCTTGTGAATGTTCAGGTGTTGCTCTCTGGCACAACGGCCTACGCCACGTTCAATAACCCAACATGGATGGGCGTTAATTTTGTCGCTCGGGGCGGGTTGATCTACAACACATCCAAGGCCAACCGCGCTATCGCCGTGTTAGATTTTGGTGCAGACAAAATTGCTGGGCCAAATTTTACGGTTCAGATGCCCACCGCTACGGCGACGACGGCGCTTCTTCGGTTTAGTTAAGGAACAACCATGTCCAACGAAAACGCAAAATCCCAAGACCTTGTGGCAAGCGCCCTGTCTACCGCCAAACGCGCTACGGATGCAGCCAAGGCTGGCGGTGTGTACCGCATGGAGTGCGTCGGGGCAGACGGCCAAGTAAAGTGGGTTGCCGAGTGCCCGAATCTTGTTGTGAACGTCGGTCTGCAAGACATGAACGCCAAGTACTTCAGTGGCAGTGCATACACCGCTACGTGGTTCATTGGTCTGTATGGCGCAGGCGCGTCGAACACGCCCGCTGCAAGCGATACCGCTGCTTCTCACGCGGGTTGGACTGAGGTGGTCCCTTACAGCAACGCAACACGTCCTGCGGCGACCTTTGGCACGGCGACCACGGCAGACCCTTCGGTCATCAGCAACTCCGCATCTCCTGCGGCGTTTACCATCAACGCTACGGCCACGGTTGGTGGGGCTTTCCTGATCAGCAACAGCACGAAGAGCGGCACCACGGGGATTTTGTTCTCGGCGTCGGACTTCCAGTCTCCAGGGGACCGTGCAGTGGTTTCTGGTGACACACTGAACGTCACGTACACGTTCAACCTTGATGCTGTTTAAGGAGTAGAACATGGCTTTCAAAAAAGGTGACGTTGTAGCGCTCAAGGCGGTTGTGCCCACGGGGCCGATCCTGTCGATGCGCATGAACGAAGACGGCGAGGTTTCCTGCCTCGTTGAGTGGCAAGATCTGGAAGGCGATACCCAGCAGCGTTGGTTCAAGGCCGACGAGTTGCAAGCTGTGGAGTCCTGATGAATGTCCAATGGGGGCTGGGGCTCTGGCTCCTGGGGGCAGGTTGGCTGGGGACTGTCGGTATTTGATACCGACGTTTCCGAGACTGCCAACGCCTCTGATACCGTCTCAAGAACAGGGACGTTAAATTCAGCAGTTTCTGAAACCGTTACAGCCGCTGACAGCGTTAGTTCAGTACAGGCGTTTACATCTTCGGTATCTGAGACGGCTACTGCGCTTGACAGCGTTAGCGCACTGCGAACACTCGCGCCATCAATTTTGGAAACGGCTACAGCCGCTGATAGCGTAAGTGCGCTTAGAACACTTGTCGCATCAACTTCAGAAACAGTCACTGCTGCGGATTCTGTAAGTGCTAGGTACACAATATCTAGCGCCGTTTCTGAAACATCCACCGCAGTAGACATAACAGCGTCTTCGCTTGTATTTAGAAGCACCATTGCAGAGAACGTCACTGCGTTAGATGCTGTATCCGCAAGAGCCGTATTTGGTGCAAATACTTCAGAAACTGCAACTGCGCTGGATAGTGCCAGTTCCACTCAGACGTTTATTACTGCGGTCTCTGAAACGGCCACAGCGCTTGATTCTGTCAATCAAGGGCAGATATTTACAAACACCGTAAGCGAGACAGCAACAGCGGCAGACGCGGTCAACGCAACAAGAAGTCTTGCAGCTTCCAGCAACGAAAACGCAACTGCGTTAGATACGGTTGCTACCTCAGTTGTTCTGTTGTCCACCATAGTGGAAATAGGCACGGCGCAAGATGTTGCAACAAACACTGCGGTCCTGTACGCCGATGTTTCCGAGACTACACAAGCAGAAGATATTTACACAGCAGGCCGTCTGTTCCTTGCAGACTTGATAGAGCAGGTAAGTGCGCTTGATGCGTTTTTTGCTCGGCTGCGGTGGCAAGTCATTGTTGATACGCAGAGCCCAGACTGGCAGGACATCGCAGACCAACAGGGCGCTGGCTGGCAGGTTATTCCCGACGCGCAAACTCCTGGGTGGCAAGCGGTTTCAACGGTTCCTAGTGCCACATGGAGCCCTGTTGCTACAGCACAGCCTAGTGGGTGGACACCAGTGGGAACCGCACAGTCTAGTGGATGGCAACCAGCGCCCTCGTCGCCGGGGCAGACATGGCAAAATACCCCAGCCGCTCCGGCCACGTTGTGGCCCGCAGTCAATAACACAACGCTTGACCTTTGGCAAGCGGTAGGCGATGATCCCGCTACTGTCTGGGACGATGTGAACACCGCCGACCCCACTGCCTGGGTTGATGTGGATACCAGCAACTAACTGAGGTTCAAATGCCTTCATATACCGCAAGTCTTAAACTGATCCAGCCTGCTACCGGGGAGTACTCTGGCACCTGGGGCACGCAGGTCAACGACAGCCTGACTGCTCTGGTCGATAAGGCGGTTGCAGGGACCACCAGCATCACGATGACGGCGGCGAACTACACGCTGACAAACGCCAACGGTGTTGCTGACGAAGCAAAGTCCATGTTCCTCGTGCTGGGCGGCACGCCGGGGGCTTCTTATCAGGTCATCGTCCCAACGGCCAGCAAGCTGTACTTCGTGACCAACAGCACGGGGTTTGCGCAGACGGTCAAGACCTCTGCCGGATCAGGGATCTCGGTGCCCAACGGTGCTTCCATGACACTGCGGTGTGATGGCACGAACGTGGTGGTGGCGGAGAACTACTTTGCTTCTCTGACGCTGGGCTCGGCTTTGCCTGCGGCTTCGGGTGGCACAGGGAGTTCATCAGCATTTACCGCCAACGGGATCGTCTACGCATCTTCAACGTCTGCTTTGGCTACGGGGAGTGCGCTGACGTTCGACGGGTCAACCTTTGCTGTCGCGGGCGGATTTCAGGCGACCTCCTACAACGGAGGCCAGCTTGCGGGGATGAGAAACAAGATCATCAACGGCAAGATGGAGATCGCGCAGCGGGGGACGAGTTTTGCGGCTGTCGCCAATGGCACGTACACGTTGGATCGGTGGCGCACCGATTATGTAACTAGTGCAGTCGCAACAATCTCTCAGCAGTCGGATGTCCCGAGCAACAACGAGTTTCAAAATTCGCTACGCATCGCTGTCACGACAGCGGACACTAGCATAGCAACAGGGGATGTTTTTGTAGAGCGACAACGCGTAGAAGGCTACAACGCACGCGATCTTATTGGTCGCACCTTTACGCTGTCGTTCTGGGTTCGTTCCAGCAAAACCGGCACCCATTGCGTTGCACTTCAAAACTCGGGTTTTAACAGAACTTACGTTGCCGAATACACCATCAGCGCCGCAAATACTTGGGAGTTCAAATCCGTCACGGTATCTGGTGGCCTGATTACCGCAGGAACTTGGGACTGGACAAACGGCACTGGTATTGATGTGTGCTGGGCGCTTGCTGCGGGTAGCTCTTTCCAAACAACCGCGAACGCATGGCAGACCGGGTCGTTCTATGCCACCTCCGCCCAAGTCAACTGTCTAGACACCATCGGCAACATCTTCGCCATCACAGGCGTGCAGTTAGAGGTGGGCTCGGTTGCCACGCCGTTTGAGCATCGGCCTTATGGGGCTGAGTTGGCTCTGGCGCAGAGGTATTACCAGTCGCTCCCCAACTTCGCATTTGTGAGTACTTCCGACCCCGCAAACGTCAATGCCCGCACTCTGTTGGCGCCGATGAGGGCGACCCCCACCATGACCGGAACACCCGCCAGCGGAACGGGGGCGACGATTAGCGTGTTGGCTGGCGGCTTCTCACTTGGAATTGGCGGATACGCCCAATCGGGCCTTCATTCGGCTAGCGTTGCAGTCACTGGAGTCAGCGCATCAGCGGAGCTTTGACCATGTACCAACTCACCAACACCACCAACATCATCCGCCTCTCGGACGGAGCCTGCATCCCCGCAGACCCCGCCAACACCGACTGGCAGGTCTACCAAGCCTGGCTCGCCGCAGGCAACACCCCCCAACC